CGTGCTGCGGCAGCTTGTTGATCGTCAGGCACGGACGCGCGTTGATCGTCTGACCTTGCACCGCACCGCGTGTCGCCAGCACGTCTGCCGGCCATTGCCACGCGTTGTCCGGCGAGCCCGCCATGAAGCGCAGATCGTCCAGCTCGTCCTCACGGCTGTCGCTGTAGGCGGCCTGCGCCACCGTAAAGCGATGACGCATTGTGGCCAGACGGTCATCGTCCGGGTTGTCGGAGACTTTGCCAGCGGCGACTACATCATCACTTGCCACAAGATTTGCCTTTGCTCATTTTACCGGACTTGGCCGCGCGCTTCGTCGAATACGCGATGGCGACGGCCTGCTTCGGCGGCTTACCGGCGGCGATTTCTTTCTTCACGTTCGTGCGGAACGCGGCTTTAGAGGATGACTTAACTAACGGCATTACTTCTTCCTCGTTTTAGCTGACTGCTTGAACGCCTTGGCGGTCGGCGCGCCTTTAGCGCCTGGCTTGCGCATCTTCTCGCCTGACCCGGCTTTGATGCGTGCGCGCTTAGCGTGAATGTTGGCGTAGAGCCCTGGCTTACTTGCCACAGTTCCACCTCTTCATTGACGCCTTGGCCCGCTCCGCGTTCTTTGACTTGGCGACTACGCCGCCCATGCGTGCGCAGAACGACTTCTTACGACCCTCGTCCGCTTTGGTCTTAGGGTTGGGAGCCGGCGGCTTGAGCTTGCTGCCCGTGGCGGCGTTATACTTAGCCCGGCCCTTGGCCGTGAGCCCAGCGCCCGCCTTAGTCGACAGCTTCTCGCCACGCCCTACTGACAGCGATACCATCTAATGTCCCATCCATCCTGAAGAGGCTGTGCCACCACCATAGGACATGCGTGGTCGATTGTCCACTGGCCTAGCCTCGCGGTGCGCCACCGGATACGCGAACGTCACGGCTATAGCGTCGGCGGCGTCGGGTGAGGCTAAGCCACGCGCCTTCATGTCCTTCTTGCTCTCTAGGAATATAGTCCCCTTACTGTCGGGCTTCATCATTGGGCCTGTCAGGTCGCTCTTGAGGAAGCGGTCGTTAGGGATGCTGGCCGTCTTGAGCCACTCCCGCATGGCGTGCCACATCTCAGCCCGCTTGTTCCCGAACATGATGGGTTTGGTTGAGCGTTGGCCGAAGTTGACGCCCCGGATCTTATACCGTTGCTCCTTCAGTCGGTCGACCACGCCCGCGCCTAGGCCGCCTTCGTCGATCACGACTAGCGCTGGTCTAAACTCTTCGATGATGTCGATGACCCTGCCGACCACCTCCATCGTATCGTCGCCCCGGTAGCGCCGTATAGCGATAATATCGCGCCCCTGTCGTATCGCTATTACTGTAGCATCGGCTCCAAACCGCGCCGGGTCGACGCCCACGATTATCGGCGCTGTCTGGTCTTTCTGTGGCTCGCGTGTCTGTGCCTCCATGACCAGCGATGACGGTATGAACTGGTCGTCGCTCGCGTTCGGGAAGGCTCCATAGACCTCGACGTGGGCCTGAGCGCTGTCAGGGCCGTATTCGTCGATAATCTGTTGATAGACTGCCTTATCAGTGCCCTCCACGCTTCTAGCGTCAACAACCTTGTTTCGCCAGAAGTCGCGCTTGCTGTTGAAGCACTCGTAGAAGTATCCGCTGTTACGGCGGGGGTTGCTGAAAGCAAGCCAAAAACGATTAGGAGTGTTCTCTGTAAAGAAGCCACTGGCCACCGCCCAGATAGAGTCATCAATACCGCTGGCCTCGTCGAACACCAACATGACGCCCGCGAAGTTATGCACACCCGCGTAACTGTCTGGGTTCTCGGCCGACCACAGCCGCCCCTCGACGCCCCAGTAGCGTGTGCCCAGCTTCAGGTCGCGCTCGACCAGCTCCGCGATCCACTTGGCCGGCAGCACTCGCGTCGCGGACACCTCGAACCAATGGCTATTAAGGCACATTGATAGCCATTTAGTTATCTCGGCCCAGGTGACGCTGCGGAGCTGCGCTTCACTGTTAGCCGACACGATGGTGGTCGAGCCTATGCGCGTGGTCAGCATCCAGATCACAAGCCATGAGACTAAGGCCGACTTGCCGATACCGCGACCAGAGGACGTGGCCATGCGAAAGGTTTCGAAGTCTACTTTGCCGCCGTTTTCACGGATGTGATCTTTGAGGTCTTGCAAGACCTGCAACTGCCACTTACGCGGGCCAGTGAAATGTTCCAGCGGCGTGCCGGCCTTACCCCACGGGAACGCCATCCTCACGAACGCTACCGGATCGTTCTTCACCTGCGCCGACCATAGCGTCGCCATCAGCTTCTGTTCTTCGTCCGCTGAGTAGATCGGCACTTGCATCTAATATCTCTCCTTGGATCACGCGCTGCTGCGCCTCTTCTAGCGCCGCAATGATGGATATGCGTTGCTCGACCTGCACCTGCACCGACTGCGGGGCCGTCCACTTGTGGACGTGTTTTAGGATGTCTAGCGCCGCCTTAGTGTCGCCAGCGCGCGCCGCGTTGTGCAGCACCTCGGACATTTCCGCCTCGCCCTCGGCGCGGCCCTTCTGCTCGGCATACTCTGCGATGGGGTCGAACTGCACCAAGCGCCGGTATTCGGTCGGGGTCATGCCAGCGGCATAGGCGAGCGTGTCGCCCTTCAGTCCTTTGCGCGCGGCTAAGTAGATGCGCTCAAGGACGGCTTCCGTCGCCTCTATTTTGCGCGGCTCATAAGGAAGAGACTCGAATGTCATAAAGTCTTTTATATAGAAATAAAAAAATTTTGCAAAAAATTGTTCGTGATAGCTGCGTATTTCTTAAAGGAGATCCCAAGGCCCAGCCCCCCGCCCTGTTTACATACCCAATAGCCAAGATGCAGATTGAATGTATACTTAAAGCATTACGTTAAGTTGACATACAATAGTCATATAGTCATGCGATGAGAAGGTCGCGACAAGCGCCAGCAAAACGTCGGATCGTCATGACGACGCAGGTTCATGCAGAGTGTTTGCGCCTGGACGGCGCGGGACAAAAAACGTCGGATCGTCGGATTGCCATGACGTTTCAGGTCGCTCAAATCTTTTTGCCACCGCTATACTATTATGTTTACATTTATTCTAAAACTCCCTATAACAACTCTCATGACGATACGACGTTTTCAAGCAGCGCCTCGCATTCAACGCCATGTCGTTTGACGATCCGGCGACGATCCGACAACTATTTAATTGACAACATAAAAAACTTCTTGACGCTATCCACAAAGGGCGTATATGTAACATATCCACAATGGATAGACGAAAGGAAACGACATGGAAAAGAAAATCACAGCCCTGAAAACCGCATATCGCGCTGGCAATCGCGACGCCCTGATCAAAGCCGCGCGCGCCGTCGTCGCGTATGATCGCAAGCACCCATTTGCGATGCTAGTAGACAGTGAGCGGGCGGCAATTGTGCAGCTCGCGCGCAAAATCGCCACGGCCTAAAATAAACGGCGACGCTAGCAATGGCGTCGCCTTTATCGTAACATATCCACAATAAGAAAGGAAACGACATGTTAGACAACGCAAACGACCTACTCAAAAGCATCAAGCGCAATCGGTTTACCGGCGTCATCTTATATGAAGGGCCGAGCGCGATCGATGGCGCGCCGGTCGTCGTCATAGCTAACCGGATTGAAGCGGCGAGCGCTAACACCAAGACCGGCGCAATGGTTCAAACCTTTATTATTCGCGCCGACGTAAATCCCTATCGCGCGCTGAAAACCGGCCAAGACGAATCAGTCTGCGGCGATTGCCCGCAACGCCCGTTTAAGGGCGGCAAGTGCTATGTTGACGTGGCCAAGTCAGTCGCGTCCGTTTATGGCGCATTTGAACGCGGGCGATACGCCAAACCGGGCGTTGATTATGATCCTGCTATTCTGCCTGATTTGTTCGCCGGTCGGGCTTTTCGTTTGGGAACGTATGGAGATCCGGCGGCCGCACCGTTTCAAATCTGGCGCGCCGCAACTCTGCGCGCTGCTAAAATCACAGGCTATAGCCACCAGTGGCGCGACCCCCGCTTTCAGGCTTTCGCGCTGCTATGCATGGCGTCTTGCGAGACGGAAAGCGATCAATTGCTCGCAAGCGCCTGCGGCTGGCGTACGTTTCGCGCGAAGAAAGCAAAAGAAACAAAAACGACGACTGAAATAGGCTGTCCGGCCGCCAAAGAAAACGGCGCGCGCACGTCTTGCGACCGTTGCGGCCTATGCGCCGGCAATACAAGCAAAAGCGTCAAGGATATCGTCATCAATCTACACGGTTTTCGCGTCGGTAAAGCCGCTTAACACTAGGGAGTAAGACAAATGGTAATATCAGATAAAGCCAGCCAAGCGCTGTATAAAGCCTGCTATAAGAACGGTCCCCACAAGGGCCGTCTATTAAAGAACCCGCCAAAGGATCCTATGGCGCGTGCGGCATGGTATGGGGCGCAATCGGTTTGTAACCCATACAAGCTATCTATAAGCGCCTTGCTATTTATGCCGGACGAAGAACGCGCGATATACCGCGAAGTAGAAAAGCTATTCGACGACATGAAAGCCGCCGGCTGGCGCCCGGAAGGCTTAGACCGTGACCGTCACACATTGGAGTTATTAGGCGCATGGTAATCGATCCTTTAAACCTAAACCGATTTGAACCTATAGACGACAAGGTTAGAGCGCTCGAAAGGGCGCTCGCCGACGCCTTATGGGATGAAAACGACACGGCCGTCGACGTGTTAAAGCGGGAGATACGGCGGCTCAAAACGCTGCAGGAAAACGGCGAACAATACGACATGCCATTTTGAGGGAACGACCATGTTAGAAATCCAAATCGAGATACAGGCGCTTGAAGCGCTGCTAGATCACCTATCCACAGTGGAGCGGTCACCCGTCTTAGACTTCGCGTTTAAGACGCTACAGGACGCATACGACAACGCAGCCGAAGAATACTGGACAGACAAATGGAGCGGACTCTAATGACCTACCATATTGAATATGAGCTGGACGAATTCCAGCCGTGGCCGGGACTGGCTATCTATGCCTATGGCGTGGCGACCATCACCTACAAATGGGAAGGCCGCGACCGCGACACCGGCGACGGCGCCGGCCCATATGACATAGAGCTGGAACATCTCACAATAAGCGCCGACAAGGCTAGAGAGCCTGACCGCTGCATAGAACAGACCGACCCGCTATTCGCGCAGGTGGAAGCCATCCTATGCGCCAGCCGCGACGTGTATGCAGCCTGCAAGGAAGATTATGAACAAAACTGACCTACTCGCCTTTGCTATCGGCGCAGCGCTGGCAATACCCGCGCTCGCCCTATTCGTAACATATCTACTGGGGGGCCTATAATGGACATGGAATTGGAAATGCGCGACATATCGCGCAAATGGGTCGCCATTATTGGCGTGGGGTATAACCCGGATACGGCGGCCAACGACTACAGCCCGGCGCTGACTAGAGACCAGCAACGCGAATACGCATTCGATATGCGCAAGCTGCGACGCATGGAGCGCGTTTGCGGAATGTGCGTCTATCAATCCGGGCTCGATGCAATGGCTGACGCGGGGCTAATACCATGCGAGTGCTAATCGCTTGCGAGTTTAGCGGCACAGTCCGCGACGCATTCACACGGCGCGGGCATTACGCAGTCTCATGCGACTTGCTCCCGTCTGAAACGCCCGGCCCGCACTATCAAGGCGATGTGTCTATGATCCTGACCGACGGTTGGGATTTAATGATCGCCCATCCGCCCTGCACGCACCTTGCCGTGTCTGGCGCGCGCTGGTTCAAAGATAAGCAAGCCGAACAGGCCGAGGCTCTTGACTTCGTGCGGCTGCTATTTGACGCGCCGATCCCGCGCATAGCGCTGGAAAATCCCGTCTCGATCATTAGCAGCAAGATTAGGAAGCCCGATCAGATTATACAGCCTTGGCAATTCGGCCACGGCGAGACGAAAGCCACATGTCTATGGCTGCAAGGGCTCCCGCCTCTGACGCCAACGGACATAGTCGAGGGGCGCACGGCGCGAGTTCATCGTATGCCGCCCGGCCCTGACAGGTGGAAAGAACGGTCGCGCACGTTTCAAGGCATAGCAGACGCTATGGCGTCACAATGGGGGGCATAACAATGTCACGCATAAAAGATTATTTTGAGTTCTCGCAACTCTTACATTGGCTGTCCGACGAGGCGCTTAACATCCTGCTAGAGACAGAACAGGACGATTACCGCGCCAAGATCATCCAAAACGAACTGGAGAAACGCGGTCATGCTACGGCTTGATCTGACGACCATCCCCGGCGGCGTTCGGGTTAATTGGCGCAAGACAGAGGACGAGAGTTTACTGTCTTTTCACCGGCGCGACGGATCAGTGATCCTCAAAATCCACGCTGAATACGCTGACGAGCGGTCACTCGTGACCGCCGCTCACGCCCTTAACTTTATGTTCAAGAGTCTAAAACATGCAAAAGCAAGAGATGATCGAGGAGATTCGGGAGCTGATCGAGGAGACAGCCCGGAATCATAACATACCCACCGAGGCCCTAACCGGCCACAACCGGCGCAAGGGGGTCATCTGGCCCCGGTTCGAGATTATGTGGCGAGCCCGACACGAGCTAAACGCGCCCTATCAGCTAATCGGACAGGTGCTAGGCGGGCGCGACCACACCACCATCATGCACGGGATAAAAAGATATGAAAATCGGTGAAGCAATGGCAATCTTACTGGCGGTGATGATTGAATTGATTTTGGGGATCAAGTGATGACGTTCGAGGAGCAATATCAGGCCATACAGGCCGTAATACCCGACCTGCCGCGCGATGTGCCGGCCTATCAGGTAAATCCACCCCTATGGGCGTTCTGGCGCACCGTGGAGCCGTGGGCGCAGGAAAGCCCGGTCTTTACTGAAATGGAGATCGTGCGCCGGCTTGATCTACTTTACATGGGGCAGGGCGTCTGCTAAAAAGGTTTTGACACAGGCTTGTGTCGTTTCCTCCCAATGGTGACTAGGCCGGCGCAAGCCGGCTTCTTTTTAGGTGCTGCGATGACCGAGGCGGAATACGAGCAGCGCCTGAAGGCGCTCCAGCAAGAAGTATCCGAGGCTTACCTTACCGGATACAATGAAGCGAGGCAACGCGCCCAGTGGACTATAGCGGCGGCCGTCGATGAAAGCACCCGTCTACGGAACGCGCTCGAATGGGCGCTAGACGAGGTGCGGGACGAGTCTCTCCGAGTAAGAATCTTAAGTGCAATGCACAGACAGCGACCAACCAATCACGAACGAGACTGACCATAGCCTAGGCCCTCCAGCAGCTCGCGGGCCGTCTCATGGGCGTGGCATAGCCCCTCGACGATCTCCGGCGGACATTCATCGTCCCCCGGAGTCGAGGCCCAGTCAAGATACAGATCAAGCTGATCGGTCAAATTAGCCAAGACGTTCAGGATATTAATTTTTAAGTGCGACGACATTGTCTTTCCAATCCGGTTCGACCATGTTGCGTAGCTTAGCCTTAGGCAACGCCGCTAGGTCAGGCCGCACGAATATGTGCCGCTTGGATTTGTATTCAGGCGAGCTGCATAGCCCCTTGTCAATCCACCCGGCTTCTTTCAGCGCATGAAACAGCGCTGGCTGAACGATTCTTGTCCGTAGATTATCCGGCGCAGCCTGCGACAGCTCTTTAAGGATGATGTGCCATGGGCCAGAGATAATGTCGGTCTTAAACGGCGACTCCTGCTTTTCAATCAGGTGGAAAATATAACCTTCGGCATTGCTCATGCCTGTGTAGATCAGCCGCTCCTTATATTCGGTGCGGAACGGTATGGCCTTCGGGTTAAACGCCGACACATCGCGCTGCTTCAACCACCAGGTTACAGCCTGAAATCCGCCGGCCTTATACCAGTCCCAAATCCGGCGCGTCTCAACTTCCGTTAGCGCCGGCGCATCAGACCAGACGCAAAACCAGCGCCTGTCATCCGAATCTAAGGTAATCGGCATGGCTTCATTGGTGAACGCCAGCACGAACAGCCGGTTCGGCATTTCATACGGATGCAGGCTCTTACGATTGACCGTCAGCATCTCCGGCGGGGCGGCGATAACAGGCTTGAGTTTGTTCGCCAGCGCCCGGCGCTCTTTTGCTTCGGGCTCTTTCAGCTCGTTCAACACCATCACTTCAGTCTGATAATGGTAGCCAAAGTCGCTGTTGATCTTGTCGCCGTCAATGATCTTAACATTCGACATGCTGTCGCCGCCGACCGCCCAAAGCATAGGATACCACATCGTATCTTTGCCAATGCCGCCGTTGCCGCCGTGCAGGATCGCGTGATTGATCTTCGTGCGCGGCTGCTGAACCTTTACAGCCATGACGTTCCATATATGCTCAAGCTCACGTTCATCTGGCACGAGCTTACGGCAATGGTCGATCCAGAGCTGCGGATCGCCGCCGCTTTCGACCTTCGGCCTAGCGTTACGCCAGAGATTGCCATAGACCATCCCATCCTTGTGAACCTTCCAGCTGTCGCCAGAAGCGTAGGTCATGCCTTTCAGCACAAAACCGCCCATCGCCTCGCGGTTTTCGTCATACCAAGATGACGCCTCTAGCTTGCGCGGTTTATTACCGGCTGTTGATACGCAATGGACGCCCTTAAAAATAGCATTAAAAGCGCGGCGGCTAATTTCATTTCCTGTTTCATGGTCGAAATATGAGTCGTCATCCATGATGTAAGCAAAACGCTTATGCCATTTGTCGCGCTCTTCACGTCCAGCTTGCGCGCGTTCAACGTCGGCGATGATTTCTTTGCCCTTGTCGGGGAACTCTTCGGTTGGCGTTAGCGCGCTAATCTTACTGGTATATTCGGCAATGAGGTCGTCACGCAATCCGGGGAGGACGCGGGGGCCACCCTGTTCCGCCACCCAATCGCAAAAGAACTTGCTATCAAGATGGTCGCAATGAGCGTGATAGCAACAGAACGAACGATCTTGCGGCTTATATCGCGCTTCAATCTGTCCATCGGTGTGCGCCTCATGGTTAGGGCAGACAATCCCACACCAGCCTTCAGCGTTTACGCCAGACGTAACAAGCCCGTTCTCGTTTAACCACGCCAGCACATTGTCGTTGCCGGTGTCCTTTACGCGGAACGTAATAGCCCGCGCAGTGCCAGTCTCAGCCGGCGTAACGCCAAGCGCCGCGCAGATCTCAGCTAACGTGAACTCACGCTCTGGATGGAACTCTACCTCACGACACACGAACGCTTCGCGTCCCGGCTTGACGTTAACCGAGCCTGGCAGGCGACAGTTACGCACAGCGTTAGTAGCACCAGGATCAGTATAGCCAGCTTCAGCAATAGCGGTAAGAGCTGCACAATGTTCCTCCACGGTCGGCTGGTCGCTGTAAGCATACCAGTATTGATAATTGCCGGGGCTTGTCTCGACGATAGCAGTCGGCTCTAGCGGCGGAATCTTCGACTTGGTGCCAATGTCGTCCAGCATCATAAACAGGACATGCGTGCAGTTCGCCACGGACGCGGACGGCTTGTCGCGCATCCGATCCATAATGAAAGAGCCAGTATTTAGAAACCAGCTCTCGCCTTCCTTGCGCTTGTGCTTCGGCAGATACGCAGGCCAAGTGTATTTTGGTTTCCCATCTGCATAGGTTTTACCAGTGTCGATCTGTTTAACAATCAGCGCCGTTTCGCCGGCTGGCGCAAGCGCCGTAAAGTAATCAAAAAGATTCATTTCGCCACCCTATGTGAATGATATTCTTTTTCGGCTTTAGACCTTGCTGCGGCCGCCGCTTCGCGAGAGTCAAACAGACCTAAGTGAATTTGACGGTAATTATCGAATATATACGCGCGCCATTTACTGCGCTGATGATGCCAAGCGACGCCTTTATAACCGCTTGTATTATGCTTATGCCGGCGCACATTCTGCATGTTTTGCCGACGTGTGGCCTCCCGCAAATTGTCTATTCTGTTGTCAAGTTTGTCCTCGTTTATGTGGTCAAGATCGCCTTTAGGCCATACACCATGAACGTAAAACCAAGCTAATCTGTGCGCCATATACCGCTTTTTATCTACGGATATGACAAGATAGCCGTGATTTTGAATTGTCCCGGCATATTCACCTGCGCGATGACATCCATTTCTACCTGTCGCCACGCGGCGAATAAAATCGCCAGAGCTTTTGACATAGACAAATAACTCCGTAAGCCGTTTATGCGTGACCACGGCTAACCCTTTCCGTATCGGTTCATAATGGACGCCTCAACTTCTAGCGGTAAATCGGCGCACCAATCAGGAGGCGTGCACATAATCTCTTCTAATTTGTCTTTTGAGTCAAGCGCCTTTTCCGCATCGCATTGCAGCACGATTTCATCGTGGCAATGTAAAACAGTCTCAAACCCCAGCTTATCAAGACGGCGCAAAGCCTCACGTAGAAGATCATGGGCGGTCGCTTGTGTGACGTTCTCGCACGCAAGCCCGCGCCAAAGCCTGCCACGCGGCCACTCTTTAGCATCCGCCGCAGGCTTCCAAGACGCCTTTGAATAGGTGATCGAACCATCTTCTTCGAACCGGGCGTTCGGGTAACAAAGCACCCGGCCAGAAGGCAGAGCATACCAAAGGTGCTGCTTGTCGGCCAAGTATTTTATTCGACCTGCCTCAAACACTTTACCTGGATTGCGCAGCGCACGAATGTAAGCAACCTCAAGATCAGACCAGAACGGCACTGACCATGGGTTAGCTTGACGCCAAGCGTCGACCATGCGCTTCGCTTCAGGCTCCGGCAAATGCAGACCATAAGCGCGACCCATCGCAGCGAACGCGCCAACGCCGCCGCCGAATCCGCACGCAAGCTCTTGAACTTTACCGACCTGACGCTGCGACTTATCGACCTGTTCATATTTGACGTGAAACGTAGCCGCCGCGTTGACAATGTAAGGGTCAAGCCTGTCACGAAACGCCTGTAACTTATCCTCACCTCTGCCGGACAGCCACGGGTTAACGCGACCTTCGATAGCGCTCCAGTCAGCGACGACGAACTGCGTGCCCTTCGCCGGAATCAGGGCGGGCCGTAGCATACCGCGCAGAACGTCCGTGACACGTCGTCCGTAACGAGGCACGATGGCGTGGCTTCGAACCATTGCATGTCGCACGGCTTCCGGGTCGTCGGCGCACTTACGTGTGAAGTTGTGGACTTGCGCACCATACGAGGAAGCCCGTCCTGTGGCTGATCCGCCGGAAAAGACGAAAGCACCTCGAACACGACCATCAGCACAAGCAAGGTTATCAAGGCGATTAAATTTAGCAACAGAAGACGCCCAAAGGTCATCGGCGCATTGTATGACTTCTCTGACATCGGGCGGCACCTCTTCCGGATCGTCTATGGCCAGTAGGTTGGCCCGAACTGACTTGTCGATTGAGACTTTACCGTCACGTTCCATAAGTTTACGTGCTTCGGGTCCGACACGTTGTTCAACCCAATCGCGCATACGGGGACTTCGAACAGTAGTGATCTCACCGTTCGTGACGGTCTTAACCGTAGCTTCGATCTCTTGAAGTTCGTCAGCCGCGTATTTGACCGCCGCGCGGCATAAACGCTGATCGACAAGAACGCCACGATCATTAATATATTCATTGACGTGATAATCATGTAGTTCCTCCTGCGTCAGTTCCCGCATGGCTTTGCTGGCGGCGCGCATGGCGCGCACGTCGGTTTCGCAATACTGTATGAGTTCGGGTATAAGATCCTCATTATAGGGGGGTATGCAGCAAGCCCGAACAAGAGCAGCGCCGCGATGATCTTTCCGCATATTGACGCCTGCGAATCGTCCAACATCTTCTAAACTCCCTGGCGCACAGTTCGCCCGCGCTTGCGCTGCGGTGCAGTAGAATTGCTCTAATGGAATATCTAGCTTCAGCACATGCCAAAATATAAGCCGCTCGAAAGCGGCGTTATGGGCGCGGATCTGACCAGTGAGAACAGGTAATATTTCACCTGGCCGCCACGTTTGCACAGGCGCGTCATCATACGCCCACGACATGCAAATGACTTCTGTAGACGGGTGACGGGCATAGTTATATACGCCCGCCGTCTTCAGATCGCATTCACTCCGCGTCTCGAAATCAGTCCACACGATAGCCAAGATACTCTCCATTAGGTCCGTTGTAGATCGTCATGTTGCCGACCCTTGGGGCTGAGATCATGCCTTGCGGCGTGTAATAGAAGTTCTCGTTAGGATACTTCAGTTCTGTTGCGACTGGCCCGTTCGGGCCGCCCCAGACGCTGATCTCTTGAGCTGCTGCTGGTGCTGATATGAGCGCGATGCAACATATGAGTCTAACCATGATACGAACACTCCCGATGCTAGGCCGAAGCCGTAAAAGAAAAGATATAGCGACAGATCTTCGATCATTCTTTCTCTCCCAGATAAGCGGCGCGGGCGGCGTTAGTCATTTCCTCAACGGTTAATCGACCGGCGCACTTATCCTCTAAAATGTCTTTCAATGCGTTAGCCATAACCCAACTGACATTTGAGATATGAACTTCGCGTTCCCCATCATATTTGGTCTCAACCAATTCGTATCGCTCAGTCATTCTTCTCTCCCAGATAAGCGGCGTGGGCGGCGCGGAGGTCGCCAACGCTAAACATTTTCAAATAGGCAGGCTCATCGTCCTCATCATCAAAGTAATCGTCCGCTGCCTCAGAAAACGGCTTTAGTGCAGTCATTAGCTTTGTTACACGCGAATTTAACTGACGATATTGTTCGCGCAAATCATCCTGCTGTTTATCAGCCTTATCTAAAAGGTCATTAACGTCTCGCAGTTTCCGTTCTAACACAGAAATGTGTCTCTCTTGGTCTTCCAAAAAGAAGGCCGCATCGTTAAATTCGTAGCGTTTGCTAACAATGGCAAAGGCTCTCAGCTTGTCACATAAGTCAGAGATGAAATCATTCATTTCGTGTTCCTCAAAGCGGCACGGGCTTGACACCACAAAGGGTAATCCTCTGGATATTCTGCAAGGCAAATATTCAAGGGCCGAGGAAAAGCGGCGTCATACTCGTCTGCCATGTCAGCGAAGGGTTTAAGCGCCGCCTTTAACTGAACAATCTCATTAATCGCTTCATTTAGCATCTTCTCTGTAACAGGCGACAATAGAGCGCTGTTGTATTTCTCTGCGATGTCCTCAATGCGGGCCATCAATGCTTCAATGGCGTTTGCGGCTTCGATAAACTTTGGGCGAAATGAGACAACGCCGATTGCGTTATCGCGCAGCCAATCCACAAGGTCGCTGTAGCTCAGCGAACTGTCAACCTTTACTTGACGGTTGGCCTTCGCCTTAAGGACCTCTTGGACATACTGTTCACTCTTGTCATATTCTTCCCGAGTGACCATAGACCCGTCGCGTATCCGTATAGTAGGTTCGTCAGTCATTCTTCTCCCCCAAAGCGGCGCGGGCGGCGCGGATTTCATCATCACGCTTTTTTATTTCACGCGCCTGTCTCGCTAGCTCACCTATAGGCGTGTAATACATAAGCGTTGTTGTGTGCGGTTCTGTGGACAGCTTTTGCAATGAGAACGGTTTCAGCGCCGCTCCAAGTTCCGCGATGCGGGCTTTCAAGGCGTCAACATCAACCGCCAGACGATGCACGGCGAGCATTTTTTCCAACTCCGCAATCCGCCCCGCCTGCGCCTCTAATGCGTCGGCGGCGTCTTTGACAGACCAAGGCATATCGTTCCCACGCAGCCGTTCGATTAGGTCGGTATAGTCAGTCATGTGGTATCCTTTTCGGCACGCGGCCAAAGTCTGGCGGTATGTCCGTGCAGTTCATTTTCGGCGCTTTGCGACGGATTTCAGAAAGCGCCGACGTGACCTGTTTAGGTGTTTTGCCTAGCTGTTTCGCGACCTGCACATGGTTGAGACCTTCTTTTATAAGCCGGACCACTTCAGACTCGAAAAAAGAAAATCCATCCGCCGATTTATTTTTATGCACAGCCGTCTTATGCGGCATCGGCTCCAGCGATGATGGGTCAGATAGCCCTTTTCTATGCGCGTAAATGACTGTCGTATGATCGCGGTTAAGATAGCGACCTACGCCAGCATATGATGCGTTCGGAATATCTTCCATGCAACGGAATATAAACGCCCGCCGTGCTTGAGATATGTGGGCCAACTGCGATACACCGAGAATCGACTTGTAAGGCACCTTATGCTTTAGCGCGACTTCGCTCAGTATTTTTCTATAAGATGGCGGCAGACCGCTTGTCGCTGTCGGCATATACTCAGCATTAACCGCAGCCTCTAACGCGATGCGTTGTTGCGGTGTCAGTTCAGGCTCAGACTCCAATACACGTAACGCCCGCGTCGCCACGCGAAGCCGGTGCTTACGCGCTTCTTTGGATTGTGATGGCGGTTTGCGTTTCGGGCCGTCATAGCCCGCATAAGGGAAAAGATAAGTCATCTAAAAAAGACGGGGGTTATTAGCCCCCGCCCTCCCTATTATCAGCCGCGACGACGACGGCCAGTGTCACCAGTGGAGCCATCGACCGATTCGGCCGGCGCACCGTCGAGCGAAATCCATTCAATCACGTCAAACACCGGAGTGTAGACGCGGCCGTAGGACTTATGCTGATAATATTCCGAGCCGAGCTTCACGACGGCCACCGGCGCGTCCTGATTCTTCTCGACCTGATCGGCAACCTTCATGGCAAGCTGGTGCATGGCGCGCTTACCGCCAACGGACGTGACCGTATAGCGCGCTTCCGTGCCAGCATCCTCACCGTCGAGGCACTTGACGCTCATGCCGACCTGCGGCTCCCATCCGCGCTTAGCGCCAGGCGGGGGCACGTCCAGTTCGGGAAGCGGCTCCGTAATGGGCACCATCTTCTCGCCAAGAACTTCGCCTTCACCCCACGCGATGAAACCGTGGACGAACGAGAACGGATTGACCGCCCAGCGTCCGTCTTTGTCGATCTCAGTCTGATCCGCGCCGTAAACCCAATGGCCGGTCTTATCCATTTTCAGGATGACCGAACCGACGCTGGCTTCGGTGTCGAGTTTACGCAGCGACTCAGCCAGAGACGCAGCGGTGGGGAGATTGGCGTTGCCGAACTTCACAATATTAGACATTACTTTACCTTTCGCTGTTATCCGGCGCGATGATACGCACCGAATTCTTTTTGCGCCGCCTCGCAATATGCAGCGTGCGCTTGTTCGGGGGTGTCATAGATACCTAAATGTTTAACACGACCTTGTATGCGTATTTGAGCCCTAAATCTACGCCAATGCCTAGTTACGCCCTTCGGCAAATCGCCGCCGAACTTTCGTCTATTGGCGCTATTTTGCTTACGTGTCGCTTCTCGTAAGTTATTAATTCTATTGTCATCACGAACACCATTTATGTGGTCTATTTCTTCTGATGGCCAAACGTCATACATATACAGCCACGCCAACCTATGCGCACTATACAGACGGTTATAAATTGATATCACCCGATACCCGCTATCTTTTAGGCAACCAGATATAACCCCCGGCCACGCCGATCCGCCACGTTTAACGCGCCATGTAAACACACCCGTGTCAGGATCATATTCCAGCAAAGATCGTAAAGTGTCAGCGTCGATCATTTTACTTCCAGCTTGCTAAATGCGGCGCGTATATCTCTTCCAATCGTAAGCACGGCAGGACGGGGATCGCTCTCCGGCGC